GTTTTCTTATTGTTAACAAGAGTAGAACGAGGATTTCTCTCCGGATTAAAACTATTAAGTGGTCCAATAAAACGCTCCACTACTTTAGTTTTAGTGGGGTTGGATCGTCTCTTTTTAATAGTAACAGTGGTTTTAGTTTTGACCTGCTTCTTAGATTTTTTCTTAGCGCCAGACATTATAATTGAGGGATAATTTATTGAGGGATTTATTTATTTAAAAAATTTATTAGAGAATAAAATAATTTAATTACTATATATAACCGCTTGGTCAATGTGCACTAGTAATTATTAATTCCAAGTACTAAAGGCATTCCAGTATAATTTAACCATAACTGGAGATCACTCTGATAATTTTTCCATGCATTTTTAACATTAACATCAAGACTATCCTTAGTAACAACTCTAAGATAATCAATCAAATTATTGAACCAATTCCTACAAGACATACAAGCCCAAGTTTCATTCCTAAGACCACAGGCTCTAATAATAGTATAATCAATAGTACCATGCTCATTATAACGAAGCATACTAGTACGCATTTTGTCACAATTAATGGTCGGAACATACATACCTGTACCAGACAATTGAAAACGTTTATCCTCAAGATACACATACGTATGACCAAGAAAACTACATTCATGGTTATACCTAAACTCATCGCTTCCAAAAGTATATTCCATATCCATACTAGCAGAAACTTTTTTAATAGTAGTAACATTAAGATAACTTTGGAATAGAGGGTGAACCGATAAATTTATATCATCACCAGTTATACACCTCTCTGTAAACTCAATAAAATCTGAATAATTTCTATTCTCTGGAGGAACATTTAAAATCCACCAAACACAACTATCCATAAAATTTTTAAGCCCATTATCTTCTGTAGTACAACCCTGTCCAGAGGGATTACCACTATCACGTTTATAAACTCGACCATCTATATTAACAAGAGGGGAGTGAGCTAATTGCCAGTAAATATTATGTAACCTTATATAATTAACTAAGGTTCTATCTTCAGAACACAACATTTTCCAGCGAAAATCCCTTATCTTCTGAAAGTGCAACCAACGAAACTTGCCATCAAATTTAACACCATCTATTTCAATAGTGTTTTTACCTGGCCACTTTTGCATTTTAGAATTAAGTCGATGAAAACCACCATTATGGATGTCCAAACCGAGTGTCATAGAGTGCTTCAAACAGGACTCTTTTAACTTCTCATTCTGCTCATGAGAGAGCATGTTATGAGCCACTACATGGTTTACATCCATTGCTATAATGGTTCGTATACTACCAACATCAACTTTTTCTGTTTCTCTAATTTCTTCTTTAGAACTAACAGAACTAAGGGATTGGATAGGATCATTTGTTTTAAGCCTATCCCAATAATGGCTATAAAAGTCTCGATCAATAATATCTTCCGTTAACCAATAATCATCTTTCTCTCGATATTTACTAGTCCAAGGGAGACCAGGACTTTTATCACCTTTTAATTTTTCAATCACTGTATCATATGTGGCAACTTTACTACTACACATATATGGAGAGAAATGAAGCTCCATCCAATCAGCAGCAACTGAATATGCACGTTTAATTTCATCACTATATGGGTCAGGATCTCTATCATAACGCTTTAAAGACTTCTCCGCAAAATTAACTGTTCTGGGAGTAACTTTATAGTCAACATAATTCAAGGGATCATCACCTATAGAATATAAAAACTTCTCAACATCTTTATCATTATAATCAGGAAACTTATCAGCCGTAAATCTTTGAATAGTTCCCAACCATCTTAAATTATCACCTAGCCCAACAAGACATCCTTGTTTGGGCTTACTTATAATTTTATAGATTGATGTTGGATAGGGCTCGAGGATCGTCTCCAAGTCTCGAGCCCAATCTCTTTTAAACATTCCATAGTGAAATCATTATTCAAAACATTATGTAAAACCTCACCGTAATTTTTATCAGACATCGGGTTTCTAGAGGGAAGCACTTTATACTCATTAACCCTTTTAGACCAATTATCCCCAATAGGAAATGCATAATTAATACTAGCCTTTTCTCTAGTCGCACCATGAAAGGCCACTAAATTACCTGTAGCAAGATCATAGTAAACACCACCACAAGAACCACTAATAGAAGAACCTGTAAATGTCCAAACATCAACACCTATATTATCACCAGAATGCTCACCTAATGTAATTTTTGTCTCAAAAACACCAACACTTGTAGTCATCTTTCCCGATCTTGGTTGAAGATAAAATAAAATAGCATTCATTCCAGGAGTTATTTCTCCAACTTTAACATTTGAGTTAAAAACTCTTTTACATCCTGGAGGCAAATCATACATGACCTGATCAAACACCTGGTCATTAACTTTAAAATTCTGACTAAGTGGATATTCTACATTATTACTAATAATAGAGACTTTATCAGGCCTATCAACACCATGCCTTGGAACTGTTATCACGTTATTATAAGGAAAAGCACTAGTCCAAAAATCTGTATTCCCAATTATAGCCTTAACAGCATACAAGGTAGGAGCCTGAATAGGACATTTACCAACTCGAAATGCTTCAGGAACTATCTCATCCTTAATAGTTTTAAGATAAGCCTCATTTTTATCATTTTGGATTTTCTTTACGTGACAATTATAACAAACATGAATTTCAATTTTTTTATAATCAGCAGTAGTAATTCTTCGGTAACTAGATTTACCACAAACAGCGCACTTAAAGTCAAAACGTTTCTTTTTATTATTATCTTGAACAATTTGTGCACTTTCTAATTTTAACTTTGTTATAACCTCTGGGGTTATAACTGAGGAACCAACAACTACTGGAAGTTGTTGTTTTTGTTTTTTAGGATGAGCTATTTTTTTATTAAGCTTTTCCACCCGTTCATCTACAGTCTGCTTAAAAGCAGTTATCATTGTTTCTGCCAACATTTTCATAGCATCGACATTCTTAACATAATTTTCAATAGAGAATGGATGAGGAATGCTATCATTTTTAGGAGGAGTTAATGGAATAGAATTTTGCATAGCACAAAGAGCATCATCTGAAATACTCTTAGTGACTAATTCATGAACATTAGAAACTAACTCATCCTGAACATGTTTATGAACAGTCTTAACTAGCTTTTCCATACGAGGATTTGCCTTAGACTCCGCTTTCACCTCTGCATATCGATCACTATAATTAGGATCAACAACTAGTTGATTAGCATAATTTTCCTCATTACCTAAAACATCCTCACTGAATTTCTTAGCTTCCAACCATTTCTGATACTCAGACTGAACATCTTCAACATACTCATCATTTTCTTGGAACTTCTTAGACCACTCATCTAGTTGATCTTCGGACTCAGGAAAATTATCTTGCTCAAACTTATCCATAGCATCAATATCCATCCAATCTTTTATTTCTTCAAGCCTAGTTAAACCTAATTCTTCCATAAATTCCATAGTATCACTCTTAAAGTATGGATCATAATAATTCAAAGGACGAATAGACTTAGCTCCAAACTCATTTTTAGCATTAGCAGCATGCTGAAGATGTTTTTTTGTTAGAGCTGAAGCTATACCTTTACGAACATCTTTCCGCATTTCCTTAGCCTGTTGTTTTTCAGCCTTAGATTTCTTTTTGCCAGCTACTCCAGGAAATGCTTCCATAACAATACCATCATTAAGAAAGACATTACTTTCATCACCATCAGGAGAATTAACAATTGGAACATGACACGACAAAACACCAATGTCACGAGCTCGTGTATAAGCATAAAAATTTTCATAAGTAACACCATTACATTTGTATGGTTGTTTACTTAATTTCTCATAATTTGGTTTACGACTATAAACTTTGTAAACTCCAAAAGTAAGAAACCCCAAACCAGTGGCGACAAATGCTTTCCACGGAGGAATACCATAACACCAATCCTTAAAACGAATGAAATATATCATAGGAATTGAAACAAAAGAAATCAAACGATTTCTCCAACTATATGAAAATGGATTGTAATTATACCCTATTCCTGGTCGTTCACCAACTTTGCTTGCCTGATATTCTTGCAACTTAGCAGCAATAACCGATGGCAAAACCTTATCATCAAAAGTCATTTCTAATTCAATTACTTCATCGGGAATTTTTGCCACTTTCCATTTTCGGCCCTTACACCATAAAACAATATTCATAGCATTGGGTAAACGATCTTTTATTGCAATAATACACTGATAGTATATTTCATCAGCGCTCTCTTTATCAACATCAAAAACTAGAGTGCATATTGGCATTTTCCTAGCTGAAATGCTAACATACATAGGAGTATCTATATCTGACGAAACAAGAGTATTATCATAGGACTTAGCTTGCATAACAATAGGATCATCATCTTCATCTATGTCATCTTCTTCAAACCATTCACTTGCCATATCACAGAATTGATCAACTCCATCTTGAGCATATCTAGCA